GACTAACAACACGTCGGGTGTAATCGAGATCCTCGACAAGACGAACTCGGGGGTCGTCATCCCGGACGGCCTGTTCGTCGCGGGCCGGATGCTCCGGGTGAACATCTACGGGAACGCGCTGATCAACAGCGGCACGCCGACGGTCACCCTCGCCATCCTGTACGGCGGCACGACGATGTTCTCGGACGTGTCGGCGGCCGCGGTTGCGGACACGGACCGCCGGGCCTGGAAGCTCAGCTTCGACCTTGTCGCGCAGGCCAACAACGACCAGGCGATGATCGGCTCCATGCTCATCAACGACTTCCAGGCTGCGTTCACGGGGCCGGGCACCGGCATCGGCGACGCCTGGTCGCAGAACGCGCAGTTCCAGGAGACGCAGACGCCCATCGGCGGTTCCGCCGCTGTTGACTCGGACGCCGCCGACCGCACCCTCAGCTGCCGCTGGACGTTCAGCGTCGCGAACGCAAACAACGAAGTTATCGTCGAGGGCGCAACCGTGGAGCTCCTCTAATGCCCGGCTTGGTTATCGGCGGCGGCGGCCACTACGTAGGCGAAGGCTGGGTAGGTTCGGGCGACGCCGCCGGCGGCGCCACCGAACACTTCGGCTCCGCCACCGTCGACCTGACCTTCACGGTCGACACGGTCGGCCGCAAGAACGCGAAGGGCGCACTCGCAGTGCCGCTCACGTTCGACGCGGTCACGGCCGGGAAGAAGAACGCCAAGGGCGCCCTGGCTCTCCCGATCGTGTTCGACATCGCCACGGCCGGCGCGATAGACACCGGCGAGAAGTTCGGGGCCGTAGACCTCCCCCTCACATTCGGTGCCTCCGTCACCGGCCACCGCACCGCCAAGGGCGCCGCCGACCTCGCCCTCGCCGTGTCCATCGACACGCTCGGCCGAAAGAACGCCAAGGGCGCAGCGGCCGTCCCCCTCACGTTCACGATCACCACCACAGGGTCGGTGCCCGGCCAGGTCGTGTTCGTCACCGGCTTCTTCGACGAGCCCACCCTCTCAGACGTCAGCCTGGACGACTCAAGCCCGGAGGCAGACATGTTCGACGAACCCACCCCCACCTATGGCTGAGCATCCCCGCTGGTTCGTCTCTGATCGCAACCCTGCGATCGCCGACACCGTGACGATCGGCGGCGTCCCCGTCGACCTCACCACGCTCACGGTCACGTTCAAGATGCGCGCCGTCGGCAGCTCCACCCTCAAAGTCAACGCCGCCGTGAGCACGAAGGAAGCGGACGGCGACTGGACATACAACTGGGGCGCCAACGATCTGGACACCGCCGGAGAGTTCCTCGTCTGGGTCACCGTGGACATGGGCGGCGGCGCGTTGGAGACCGTCAACGAAGCGCTCATACACGTCTTCCAGCACGCCCCGCAGACGAACGCGTACGTGGAGCTCGAGGAGTTCAAGTCGACGGCGGAGCTGACCGGCAAGACGTTCGCGGACGGCGACATCCTCGTCGCCCTGGTCGCAGCCTCACGCGGCATCGACGACGCGTTGGGACGCCGCTTCTACGCCGACGTGGACGCCGCCCAGGTCCGCTACTACACCCCGCTCGTAGCAGACCGCCTTTGGACGGACGACATCGTCACCCTCACCGAGCTCGCCACAGATCCCGGCGGCGACGGCACGTACGAAGACGTGTGGACGCTGAACACCGACTTCACGCTGGGACCTTTGAACGCCGCGGCGGACGGGAAGCCGTACACCCACATCGACGTTCACCCCGGTTCGAGCCTGTACCTGCCGTGCTCCGTCCCCAGGTCGGTGAAGGTGACCGGCAAGTTCGGGTGGGCCGCCCCACCGGCCGCCGTCAAAACGCTGACCCGGCTTGTCGCCGCCCGGCTTCTGAAGCGGACACGTGAGGCGCCGCTGGGGTTCGTCGAGCTCGGCGTCGACGGCGCAGCCGTTCGCGCCTCCTCCTACGCCCGCGACCCCGACTACAACTTCCTCATCGGCGGCCTCGACCGCAGCGTGACCGTCGGATGAGCGAAGTCACCACGATCCGCGAAGCGTTGGCCGCCGCCCTGAACGCCGGGCTCGGCGAGGGCTACCAGGTCAACGCGTACATCTTGGCGAACCCCACCCCGCCGTCGCTGTCCGTCTTCCCCTCCGAAGTTCTCTATCACCACACGTTCGGCGCGACGAACTCCGCGTACACGTTCACCGTCCGCGCGTTGGTCGCCCTGAGCTCGGACATCGGCGCCCAGCAGAACCTCGACGCCCTGATGGGCAACAACGGCGGCGGCGTCAAGGCGTCCCTCGAGGCCGACGTCACGTTGGGCGGCGTCTGCTCGTCCGTGAAGGTCGAGTCGGCAGGCAACTACCAACCCTACGTCACCGACGGCGGCTCCCAGGTCGTCGGGGTCGACTGGACCGTGGAGGTGTACGCATGAGCAGCAGCGAACGCGAGTACGAGGTGATCGGCCCGCACCGCGTGATGGGCCACACGACCGGCGAGAAGTTCAAGGCGGTATGGGTGCATCCGGCGCTGCTCGGCGTCCACCTGAAGCAAGTGTCGAAGGACGAGCCGCTCCGCTGTCCGTACTGCGCGGAGCATGGCAAGCCAGCGGAGAAGAAGGCGACCTACGCGGATCTGCTCGCCCTGCGCGAGCACTACACAACCGACCATCCGGGGCTGGCCGCCCCAACCGAATAGGAGGAGGAGATGGCTAAGCATCTGACCAACCCCGTCGTCACGATCAACTCGGTCGATCTGACCGACCACGTCTACGGGTGCGACATCGAGATGGCAGCCGACGAGGTCGACGTGACGTGCTTCGGGTCCGGCTGGAAAGAAACGATCAAGGGCAACAAGGACGCCACGATCACGTTGCAGGTGTACCAGGACTTCGCGGCCGGCGAGGTGTACGCGACCGTGGAGCCGCTGTTCTCGTCCACGACGCCGGTAACGGTTGCGGTGAAGGCTGCCAACGCGGCGATCTCGGCGACGAACCCTGAGTATCAGATGTCGTCGCTGCTGTACACGTGGCATCCGATCAGCGGCGATGTCGGCGCAGCGTCCGCTACGGAGCTCGTCTTCCGCAATGCCAGCCAGACCGGCATCGTGACGGACGTGACGCCCTAGCCATGGCGCTCATCACAGCACAGCAGATCGGCTACGCCGGCACGAACCCGGTGTACTCGGCGGTCAACGCGTCCGACACGTTCGCGCCAGGAAACGACGTGTTCCTGGACGTGTTCAACACGAACGGCGCAACCAGGGATATCACGATCGCGACGACGGCGACGGCGTCGGGCGGCCTGGCTGTCGCCGATGTGGTCGTGACGATCGCGGCCACCACAGGGCATGAGCTGATCGGCCCGTTCCCGGCGCAGTACTTCGCCGACTCGGTCACCGGCCTCGTGACGGTCACGTATTCGTCGGCGACCGGCGTGACGGCCGGCCTGTTCAGGTTGTCGCCGGTCCTCTAGTGGCTGGCGCCACCGTCAACATTCGCGGCTACAAGGAAACGCTGCGGGCACTCGAGCGGATCGAAAGAGGTGCAGGAAAGGCGCTGCTGTCCGGCCTGAAGGACGCAGCCGAGCCCGTGCGGTCCGAATGGGTATCCCGGCTGCAACCTTATATGGGCGCGTCGACTAGCACGATCGGCCCGAAGCTGTTGACGCGCGGAGTCGTGATCCAGCAGCGCGCCAAGAAGGTGACCGGCAGGCGAGGAGACTTCGGTTCCTTGCAGATGCGTCACGGTCTAGGCGCGCTGTTCGACAAGCAAGACGAGACGTTGAAGCTGGCCGAGAAGGCAATGGACGACCTGACACGAGACGAAGGTTTCTAAGGAGGCTGCGATGTCCGCGATCAAGTTCGAGGGGAACGAGGTAGAACTGGCTGAGGACTGGCGGGTGGGCGAGCTGATCCGCGCAGAGAACGCGTTGGACATCGACATGGAAGGCGCGAAGGCTGGGGCGCGCTCCGCCCTCGTGCTCTACATCTCGTTGGCTCGCCACGAACCGTGGAAGACGATGCAGCCGGGATCCCTCGCGGACTTGGTGATGCGGATGGACGTGTCGGGCATGGAGAAAGTAGACGGGGATGATGCTGGCCCCCCGGCCGAAGTGCCCGCCCCGGCCAGCTTAGGCGCGGGCAAGGACTCGGAGACAGACGACCCGCTGATCTTTGGAACGGCACGCTTGGAAGCCACGGCGTGACCGTGAACATCGAGGATCTGTCCATGCGCCAGCTGGGCGAGTTCTACCGGGCGATCGAGGAGATGCAGAAGTAAGTGGCCCGCAAAATCGAAGTAGAGATCACTGGTGACAGTCGCAGCCTCGAGAAGGCGCTAGACCGCACCAGCAAAAAGTCGAAGTCGAGCTTCGACAAGATCGGCAAGGCCGCTAGGGCGGGGGCGCTCGCAATCGGCGGCGTGCTTGCCGGTGCTGCCGTTGTCGGCTTCAAAGAGCTGATGGAGACGCAGAAGGTGGCCGCGCAGACGGCGGCCGTTTTGGAGTCGACGGGTGGTGCGGCGCACGTGACGGCGAAGGGCGTCGAGACTTTGGCGTCGTCGCTTTCCGAGTTGAGCGGTGTGGACGACGAGGCGATCGCCTCGTCAGAGAATCTGCTGCTGACGTTCACGAAGATCACGAACGAGGCGGGGAAGGCCGGCGGCGTGTTCGACCGGGCGACCGCGACGATTTTGGACATGAGCGTTGCGATGGGTACCGATCTGAACTCGGCCACGATTCAGGTGGGTAAGGCGCTGAACGATCCGATCAAGGGGATCACGGCGCTAACCCGCGTCGGTGTTTCTTTCACGGCCAGCCAGAAGGCTCTTATCAAGAGGCTGGTCGAGACGGGCCGCACGTCGCAGGCGCAGAAGCTCATCCTGCACGAGCTGAACAAGGAGTTCGGCGGATCCGCGAAGGCTGCCGGCGACACGCTGCCCGGCCAGCTGAACAAGCTGAAGAACGCTTTTGAGGAGACCACGGCCGCGCTTCTCTCGTCTTTGCTGCCCGCCGTCGAGCGTGTGCTGGGGAAGGTGACGGAGTTTTCCAAGTGGGCGCAGAAGAACCCTCAGCAGATGAGGGTAGTGGTTATCGGGCTGGCCGCTTTGGCTGCTGCGTTGGCTGCGGCGAGCGTTGCCCAGGCCGCCCTGAACCTGGCCGTGTTGGCGAACCCGTATGTGGCCGCCGTCGTCGGCGTGGTCGCCCTCGGAGCCGCCATCGCCGTGCTCGTCAAGAAGGTGGACTTCTTCCGCGACCACTGGCAGCTGCTTCTTTTGCCGATCAGCGCGTTCGGTGTGCTCGTCGCGACCGTTGTGAAGGCGTCCATCCGGAACTTCGACAAGTTGCAGGACTCGTTCAACACGGTGAAGCGTGTGGCCGTCGTCGCTTTCGACGTTGTGCGCGCCAAGATCATGTCTTTGGCCGCGCCCGTCCTGACGATCATCGGCCACATCCGCGACCTGATCGGCTGGATCAGCCGCATCCCGAACCTGCCGTTCACGGGTGGTGCGGGCTCCGATCTGTTCGGCGGCACGTCGGATCG